GCGCAGGTGTCAGGCGATGACGAGGCGACGTCGCCGCTCGCGAGGCAGAGGAGGGACTCGCCGCTGGCGCGATAGGGGGTGCGCGGATGGCAGGGCTTGTCGGCCACGAGGAGCCGCGCCTGTACACTCCCCCGCTGCGCGAGCTGACGCCGGACACCTCGCTCGGATTCGACGTGATCGGCTTCGCGACCAACGTGCTCGGCATGGACCTCATGCCGTGGCAGCGCTGGCTGCTCGTGCACGCGCTCGAGATAGTCGGCGACTTCGGCGGGGACTGGCACCTGAGGTTCGTCACGGTCGTGACCCTCGTCGCGCGCCAGAACGGCAAGACCAAGCTCATCGGCGTCGTGACGCTCTACTGGCTATACATGCTATGCGCCGCGCTCGTCATCGGCATGGCGCAGGACCTCCCGCGCTCCGCCGACACGTGGGAGGCGGCCGTGGCGATGGTCGAGGACACGCCGGCGCTCAGGGCGGAGATGGTCAGGCCGAAGCGCGGCAACTCCGGGCGCGACCTAGTGCTCAAGGGCCGTCGCCACTACGTGACCAAGCCCCCGACGCGCAGCGCCGGGCGCGGCGGCAGCGCGCAGCTCGTCATCATGGACGAGATGCGCGAGCAGCAGTCCTGGGACGCCTGGGACGCCGTGTCGGACACGGTCCTCGCGCAGGAGGACGGCCTCATCTGGTGCGCCTCGAACGCCGGGGACGCCCTCTCGGTCGTCCTCCGCTCGAAGCGCTTCCAGGCGCTGCGGGCCATCGGAGACCCGGACGGCTGGTGCGCGGAGCAGAAGGACCTGGTCGCGCAGAACCTCCCGGATGACGAGCAGCTCGGGCTCTTCGAGTGGAGCGCCGCCCCCGGCCGCGACGTGTGGGACCGCGAGGGGTGGCGCGAGGCCAACCCTTCGCTCGGGCACGGCTTCCTCACGGAGAGAAAGCTCTGCGCGTCGATAGCCGGCAAGACGGAGGCAGGCGCGCGGATAGAGAACCTCTGCCAGTTCGTGGGGATGATGGCAAAGCCACCCTTCCCTGACGGCGCGTGGGAGGCGGGCACAGACCCTGCCAGCGAGATTGCACCTGACAGCCCGCTGTGGTGGGCCGTCGACGTGAGCGCCGACCGCATGCACTCGTGCATCGCGGTGTGCGGCCTGCGCGCCGACCGCACCTACCACGTCGAGGTCGTGGCGTACCGCCCCGGCCTCGCCTGGGTGACGGGGTGGCTCGCCGAGCGCGCCGACCCGTCGCGCCCGATGCGCGTCGCGTTCCAGGGCAAGGGCGCTCCGGTCACGTCGATGGCCGACGTCTACGGGCAGGTCGACGGCGTCGAGCTCGTGCCCGTGTCAGGCCCGGACGTGGCCGCGTACGCGGGCCGCTTCTGGGACGGCGTCGCGGCGCTCGACCCGGCGCGCCCCGGCGGGACCGGCAGCGACGCGGTGCCGGTGCGGCACAGGCCGCAGCCGGTGCTCGACCTCGCGGCCGCCGTGGCCAGGACGAGGGTCGCCGGGGACGGTGCCTTCATGTGGGACCGCGCGGGGTCGGCCGAGGACATCTCCCCCCTCGTGGCATGCTCGACGGCCTACGGCCTCGCGACGGCTGTGGACAGGGACGAGCGCCCGGCCAAGAGCGCCTACGAGGACGTCGGCCTCATGACCGTATGACACATCGGCCCCGCCTGGGCGCGGGGCATCCCTTTGATGCAGATTGGGGGCATCGGGTGGGAATCCTGTCAAGGCTCACGGCCAGGGACGGACGGCGCGTGAGGGTGAGCTACGGGCCCCGCGCGACCGAGGTCCTGGGGCGCGCGCCCGACGAGATGTACCGCACCCAGCCCGCGCTGCGGGCCGTCGTCGCCTACATCTCCGAGAACGTTGCCGCCGTACCGCTCAAGTGCTACGAGCGCCGCGGCGAGAACGACCGCCCGCGCGACACCACGTCCGCGCTCGCGCTGCTCCTCGAGCACCCGAGCGACGGTGTCACGACATACGAGCTCGTGCGCGACACGATGGCAGACGCCCTGCTCTACGGCTGGGCGCTCTGGTACGTCGTGCCGAGCGCCGACTCCGAGAGCGGATGGGAGATAACGCGCATCCCGCCAGGATGGGTGTCCGACAGCTTCACCTCGGACGGCTGGTCGGCATCGTCCTACGTAATCCAGGTGCCCGAGGCGGGGCGAGCGCCCGTCACCGTCGACGCAGCTGACACGCTCTCGTTCTCGCTCTACGGGGCCTCGGGCCCGCTCGACCCGGCGTCGCCGGTCGACGCGCTCAAGCAGGTGCTCGCCGAGCAGGTGAGCGCCTGGGACTACCGCAACAAGGTGTGGCGCAACGGCGGCTGGGTCTCCCGCTGGATCTCGCGCGGCGAGGGAGTCGAGTGGAGCCCGGAGGGACGCGACCGGTTCGCCAGGTCGTGGAAGACCCGCTTCTCAGGGCCGGACGGGACCGACACCGGCGGGACGCCCATCCTCGAGGACGGCATGCAGCTGCACGACACGCAGCTCAACGCCCGCGAGGCGCAGTTCTCCGAGTCCGCGCAGCTCACACGCCAGGACGTGGCCGCCGTGTACGGCATCAACCCGTCGCTCATCTGGCACTCGACCACGCAGACCTACGCGAGCGCGAAGGACAACGCGCGAAGCCTCTACTCGGAGACGCTCGCGCCGAAGTTCGACCTCCTCTGCGAGCGCATCAACAAGGTGCTCGCGCCGAGGCTCGGTAGTGCGGGCTCCTACGCAGAGTTCGACGTGCTCTCCAAGCTCAACTCGAACCCCGCGGACATGATCTCGACCCTCGTAAGCGCATCTGGACGGCCGGTCCTCACCGGGGACGAGGCGCGCCGAATGCTCAACCTCCCCGCCGTGGGAGGTGACATGGGCGAGGTCGTGACCCCGCTCAACCTCTCCGTGGGAGGGGTGGGCGCTGCGTCGGGCGAGGACGGCGGAGACGCCTCGGCCGAGGCGCGCCAGGGCGCGGCATCCGGCGAGCCGGCCACCAAGGCAGCGGACAGGGAGCCCACGTGGAGCCTCAAGGCCCGAGCGGACGCCGACGGCTCGGTCGCGATGTCGCGCACGCTCGCGCGCTTCTTCCGGCGCCAGGCGAAGGCGGTGCTTCCCAAGGTGGGCGCCGCCAAGGCGCGCGGCACCGCCGCGAAGTCCGACGAACCCGACTGGTGGGACTCGGACCGCTGGGACAGGGAGCTTGCCGACGACCTAGAGCCCGTGCTCAAGCGCTTCGCTACGCGGAGCGGCAGGGCCGCTGCCGAGAGGATGCGCGGCGAGTACGACGCGTCGCGCACCGACGCCTACCTGCGCAAGGTGGCGGAGGGGCGCGCGAGCGGCATCAACGCCGTGACGCGCCGCAGGCTGCTCGACGCCCTGGACGCGGAGGACGCCGACGAGGATGGCGCCTCCACCCCAGCAGACGTCTTCGAGCAGGCGGAGGACGGACGCTCGGCGCGGCTGGGCGTCTCGATGGCCGCGGCAGTCGCCGTCTTCGGCGTGCGCGAGGCCACCGAGCAGCTCGCCCCAAAGTCCTCCTACATGCGCATGAAGACGTGGGTCCACGACCGTGACGGCGCCACGGAGCACCCGCGCACCGACCACGAGGCCATGGACGGCGAGTGCGTCGAGTGGGACAAGCCGTTCTCCAACGGCCAGCAGTTCCCCCACGACGGCTCGGCCGGCGTGGAGGACGAAGCCTACTGCCGCTGCGGCATCGACGTAGACATCTACAGGCTCTAGGGAGCGCGGATGGTCATACACGTGATAACCGGCCCGCCATGCGCGGGCAAGTCGACCTACGTGCGCGAGCACGCGGCACCCGGAGACGTGAGGGTTGACCTCGACCTCATCGCCCAGGCGCTCGGCAGCGACAGCCCGCACGACGCCCCGGACGAGGTCAGGGCGGCCGCCTTCGCGGCGCGCTCCGCAGTCGTGGGCCGCGCCCTCGCCGGGGCGGCAAAGGCCGACCACTGGGTCATACACACGAACCCCACGGACGAGCAGCTCGCTGCCTACGAGGCCGCGGGGGCCGAGACGGTCGCGCTCGACCCGGGCATAGACGAGTGCCTGCGCCGCGCCGCCGAGGACGGGCGGCCGGAGCGCACATACGACGCAATCCGCGCCTGGTACGCGGGGCAGAAGGGAGCACCAGTGAGGCATACGAAGGACTTCCGCGTGGAGGTCAAGGACGCGGGAGAGGGTGACGGCGGCGAGCACACCTTCGAGGGCTACGCCGCCACCTTCGACCGCGTGCCCGACAGCTACGGGGACGTGATCGCCAGGGGCGCCTTCGCGGACACCCTCAAGGCGTACGAGGACGAGGGACGGCGCATCCCGCTGCTCTTCGGCCACAACATGGGAGACCCTGACTACTCGCTCGGATACGTGGACGCGGCCGAGGACGAGCGCGGCCTCAGGGTCACGGGCCACATCTTCTCGGACTCCCCCAAGGGCGAGACCGTATACCGCATGCTCAAGCGCGGCCTCGTCGACCGCATGAGCTTCGCCTACGACGTCCTCGAGGACGGCCAGGTGACGCTCGACAACGGCACCAAGGCGCACGAGCTGCGCAGGCTCGACCTCTTCGAATGCTCCATCGTGACCGTCCCCGCCAACCAGGCGGCGCAGGTAACCGAGGTCAAGGGGGGCGCGGCGCTCTCGAAGGAGTGCCGGCGCAACTCCAAGGCCGACAAGGAGTCGCTCGCGGCGCTGC